GATAAATTAGCTTCAAATCATACAGGAAAACCCATTATCACCCCTAGAAGTTATTTCATTATCTTAAATGCCATTAAAAATCATAAACTGACACCACTGGGTATAAAAGCCATATTTAAGGATTGGTTTGCAAATCCCAAAATTGAAGATAAACATAAGGTTAAACTTAATTGGGCACTGGGGTCGAATAATATCAATGAATTTAAAATAAAAAACTAATGGATTATTTTGAGATAGAAGAAAAGATAAAACGACTTGAAGTGGAATTAAAAGAATCCCAAAAGGGTTTTGTATTAGCCGAAAGTTTAAATAGATTAAAAGATATAGCTAAGGTTTATTCTGGGGAAGATAAAGTTATTTCTTTTGAGGAAATAGCGGAAAGAATAAAAAATCAAAAAGATGAATTTATTATTAATACTGGCTGGAATGGATTAGATAAACTATTAACTGGTTTTAGACCCCAACAATTAGTGGTAGTATCTGCTTTAACTAAGAGCGGTAAAACTTCATTCTTGATGGATCTAACAACTCGTTTAAAAGAATATCAACCCCTCTGGTTTCCATTTGAAGAAAGTGCTGAGGAACTTATTAGGAAATATCTTGAACGAAAACAAGAGCCCCCGCATGGATATACCCCGGATAATTTAAAAGGCAGTGCTACGCAGTGGTTAGAAGATAGAATAGTGGAATCTATCGCTAAATATAATACTAGGATAGTTTTTATTGACCAACTTGATTTCATTGTTCCAATGAATGGAGATAATCATTCCCTGCGGGTCGGTCAAGTAATGCGAGAGTTAAAACAAATTGCGAAAAAATGGAATATTGTGATATTTTTAATTTGCCATTTAGTAAAAACAAGAATGGATGCTCAACCAACACTCGAGGATTTAAAAGGTTCTTCATCAATAGGCCAAGAAGCTGATACTGTAATACTTCTTTGGAGAGAATCTAAAAGAGAAAATGGTGAAATGGTTATAACCAATAACGTAAATGTTTCAGTTCAAGCTAATAGGCGAAGTGGTAAAACGGGAAATATTAAAATGATTTATGATAATGGAAAATTTTTAGAACAAGCATGGGAAATAGGTAAAAATGAAGAATTTTACAATCATATTTAAAATAAATGTTCAGGAATATACAAGAAAAAAAGGAAAACCTAAACCTTAAAAGGTATTATTTGGAATTAGCCTTAATTTCTGCTAGAATTTCTAGATGGGCAAATGATAAAGATAAATTTTTAAATTATTATAAATATTTTCACGAAGAAGCTAAAAAACTATGAAAAAACAATGTGAATGCAGGATTAAGCTGAAAGTCTTTAATGGATATAAGTGCCCAGAATGTGATAAAGTTTTCCACAGTTAGTATTCTTTTAAAATTTAAAAAGGTTATAATTAGATTGTTGGGGGGGTGAGGGTTGTGGTCGATCACAAACCCTTGGATTATATAAATGGGGCGGTTCTATTTTAGAAAAAAACTTGGAGCTCCAACTCCCTCGCATAGTTTATTTGTTATCTATGCACAGCTCGCCGCCCCATTTATGGAATTCAATCGTAAAAATATGCCAATTTATTCAGGGGTATTAAAATATTTCCCCCTAGCTCTTTTGGAAATTTCTAAAGTATCAAAAGCTGGAAACGATAAACACAACAATGGTGAACCATTACATTGGGCTAGAGATAAATCATCAGACCACTTAGATGCACTAATGAGGCACTTAATAAATCATTCAGAAAATAAGATAGACAAAGAAGATGGACAACGTCATTTAACCAAGGTTTGTTGGAGAAGTTTGGCTCAATTACAATTAGATTTAGAAGATGAAAACAAGGTTGATTAATGTCGCACACTATAATGAGGAATATTCAATAAATCGCAATGGCGAAGTTTATTCGATAGCTAAGAGAAGATTCCTCAAACCAACAATTAGTGTAAAGGGCTATCATATCCTAAACTTAAATAAAAAAACAAGATATTTACATCAATTATTGGTTGAGACTTTCATTGACCCAGATTACAAGTCAAAAGGATTGTGTGTAGACCATATTGATAGAAATCCCCTCAATAATCGATTGGATAATTTAAGATTGGTTACTAAATCAGAAAATGGGAAGAATGTAGATAGACCATTTAAATTATGTATATTTAAACGAGGGGGTGGAACTTTTAGGGTTATTCATAAGGGTATAGATAAATCATTTAAGACATACCCAGAAGCATTAATATTTAGGATGCAAATATAGAAAATGAAAGAATCTGAGGAGATAAAACTATATAATCGTATAAAGCAATTTATTTATGATCGGAGCGCCAAAGAAGAGCCACCAGGAATGCAAATACTTCATAGGATGAATGATGATGATATAAGATATTTGGTGGGAGATATTATTTTTTATTTAGATAAAAGTTATCCACACCTTTAATTGACATATATACCCTAACTGATATACTAGGAATGTCGAAGATTATTAATTAGAAACAAACAATTATGGCTATAAGAAAAAAATTATTAGAATTTCAAATGGAGAATATAACCATCACAAAAGATGGCATTAATCCCCATTTTAAATCTTCGTATTCAACAGTCAATGAAGTTTTGAGCAAGGTTAGAAAACCTCTTAATGATTTAGGAATCTTGATTCTCCAAACCCCAGAAAAAGAGGGATTGAGAACCCAACTTATTGATACCGAGGATGATTCGGAGGTTTCATGTTTTATGCCTTATGTAGAAATAAGCACAGCTCAAAAATTGGGTTCTTGTAATACCTATAACCGGCGTTATTCGTTGGTAACACTCCTTGGTCTTGAGGATGATGATGATGATGGAAATGTCGCTAGTGAAAAGAAGCCGAAAATTGCAAAACACTTAGAAGATGAATTAGATTTCTAATGGAACGATTAAACTTCAATGAAATATTAGATAGATATTTATGCGAAGGAACAATGAAGGCGGAGGATTATGAGGAATGCGATGATTATCAAAGATATACAATACAAGAAATAAAACGTGCGTTTAAAAGATTAAATAAATATTATGGAAAAAATAATTTGTAAAATAGATTTGTCAAAAATAGATAAGACAAGAGTAGTGGAAAGAAAATACACCAACAAGGAGGGTCAGGAAATTACAGCTAAAGAATATCCTTTTGAGGTAATTGAATTAAGCAATAAAATAAATATCAAAGAGGGAAATGGCTGGAAAATGGTGAAATCTCATTTCATAGTGGAGGGTCAAACAAAAGAAGAACGAGCCGGAAAAGTTAAAAGTAAAACAATCGGTGAGGGAATTATGTTTGATAATAATAAAATTCCATTCTAATGCAACTCAAAGAACTTATAACAGCAGTAAAAGAGAAAAATTTATCGAAGGATTCTCTGGAGGATTATAGAGATCAAATGTCTCACTTATTTGCGGAAATGATGGTAGAAATCGCCGAGCTAGAGAAAGAAGAAGCTCAATTTATGGGGACTAAAGATAAAAGTGAATCAGTCGCAGAGATGAAAGTGCAATGGAAAGTAACTAAGGAAGGCCAAAGATTAATAGTTTTAAAGAGATATTCGCTTGCTTGTAAGGAACTTTTAAACAGTTTGAAATCTAGGTTGTATAGCATATACTAAAATGAAAAAAATGATAAGAATAATTATTTCCCTCGAACCCCCGCAAATGGAATTTCTTCAAAAGAAGAAAAAAGAAACCAAACGCTCTCATGCAAGAATTATCAGAGATTTAATTGACAAAAAAATAGAATGACAGACTTGGAGGCAATAATAAACACAGCAAAGGGAACGCGAATTCTAACAGAGGAAATAGTGAAATGTTTTTATTGTCACCAAATAACCCATAAACATAAGAAATGTAAACGATGTGATATATTGCTTCACATCGCAAATAAACGATTTATAACCCCTAGAAGTACATGGCAACTTACCCAAGAAGCATATAAAAATAGTGAAATTTGCAGAGATTGCTATATTGAGTTTGGGGAAAATATGAATAGGATTGATAATCAAATTAATAATTTACCTGAAAAATATAAACAAAAAAAATATGAAAGATAAAATTATTTGTGAAAGGTGTGGATCAAAAAGGGGAATTGCCCATACAACAGTTGATGAATCAACAGATAAGATTTATGGATGGTCGTTGTGTAATGTATGTAATGATGATATAAATGGATAAAATAAATATATGAATATACAAGATTTAAAAAAAATGATGGAAAAGCCAGCTTCAAAAGAATGGTTTGAGGAATGGTATAAATTAAAAGAAGCCACTCAAAATTATTATTTTGATAAAATATAACCATGCAAAAACCATCATTAAAATAGGCAAGGGGTGGAACGGGGGAAATACGGACATATACAAGGGAGAACTTTTAAGCGAGTATAGGCTTGGGAGTCGTGGTTCGAATCCACCCTTTTTCCCCGCTCCGTCCTTTGCCATCGGATACATTATCAATTAAACAGTATATATAAAGGAAATGAATAAAGATTGGATATTAAAAACAATTATTAGTTTAATCATTGGTATATCAGCGATTATTTTTGGATATGCACTACTATCTATTGTTGATAAAATAATAAATTGTAACACTCTATAAATGAAACCATCTAAACCAAGAACAAAGAAAATAATAGAAACTATAATATTTTATGGCATACCAATTTTAGTAGGAATTTTATTAGCTGAATATTTGCCCTAATCAATAACTAATGGAAAAACTATTTAAACAACTTGAAAAAGAAATGATGAGCAAGAAAGGCTTTGGTAAACCTTGTATAAATTACAGCCCTTTATGTATCAATTGTATTGCTTGGAAAAACTTTAATGACCTTAAATATTTATGGAATCTATGATGGAAAAATTAAACCTTAAAAAGGAATGTGCTACTTGCTCACCTGAAAAATACCTCAATGTGCCTTCAGGTTCCACTGTGCCTATATGTGAAAAACACTGGCAAGAGAGGGCTATAAAGAAATGTGAACACTGTTTTTCTCACCACAAATCATGTAATATATGTTGTATTTGCCATACGGCTATTCGGATTATTACCCCCTCTTTTCAAGAGAGAGTGGAGGAGGAGTTTGATGAGAAGTTTTTAGGCAAAAAAGGCGGTATTTATATGCCAGAAAATAAGTATAATGAAATAAAACAATTCATCTCCTCCGCCCTCTCTACTCAAAAGAAGCTCTTGCTGAAAAGTCTCCCAGGGAAGAGAGAAAATTGTGGTGATTCAGGTGAAGAGGGTTTATGTTATAAATGCGAAGGATTCAATTCAGCCTTAGATATAGTAAGAAATAAGATTAAATTATTATGAGCTTTATAATGTCTGTGTTAAAATGTGAAGATTGCGGGGCTGAAATGAACATAGCTCTTGGAACTTTCGGCTCTGGTATGCCAGAAAAATGCGACTGCGGAAGTAAGAAATTAAAACATTATAAAGATGGTTGGAATTATGTATCTTCCAAACAATGAACATTTTAAAAATAAGATTTTAAGGAAACTTTCTTTAGCAATAAAAGAAATAGATTTAAAATTACACATAAGAAGAAAAGGTATGAAGTCAGAAGATATTAAAAAAGCATACGAACTATTAAAAAGTGCAAAGACTTCGGATGATAGCGATTTATTTGCATATTGCGACAAATGTAAAGATGGTCATTTTAGTTTTGAAGCAAGGAAAGATTGTTTTAATAATTTAGAAGAAAAGGTGTGATAAAATAGAAGTATGAATAAGACCAAAACAAAAAAACCTGACTTAAATACAAAAATTGGGAAGTATTATCTCGCAACCAAAACCGGTGTTACAAAACAAGAAGCCCAGCATATAGCCGGGTATTCGTCAGATACTAATTCTACCAGTATAGAGAAGTCAAAAACCTTTCAGGCTATCCAAACATACTTCAAAGATGAGATGATGACTCAGTCATCGATGCAAGAATTAGCCGGTGAACTCCTAAAGAATATCCGTCAAGATGCTGATAGATCTGCGAAGAATGCAGCAATCAAGATAGCCCTTGACAAAATTGAACCAACTGGTGCAACCAACATCGACATAGAAGCAGAAAAAGTCATGGTCGTTCTACGCTGAATAAGCAAAATCAAAGGCCCTATAATCGCTTATAAGGCCTTTTGTTTTACTAACTTGATCCATCTATCCTTTAAATACTATCTCTAACTCCTCTATTGGTTTGATCCTAGCCCTTACCTTAGCAGAAGCCTTGGCCATCATTCGTGCATAAGCACTCCTCTCTTCGGCTGACTTTTTAGACCACCTAATTTTAGCCAGTATTCTGGCTGCTTCATTCTTTTCCATTATTTGAATAAGGCTATTACTAATAATATCGAAAGGACTACAAATACAATACCCAGCTGTCTATTGATAAACTTCTCTTGATTCTTCCTCTTTTGATATTCTCCAATCATAATTTTAATTCAATTTCCAATTATTTTTAAGAGTTCGACTAGGCTCGAAGAGCCGTTAACTGGGCTCTAGTAAGAGTATACACCAGCATACGCAAGCTCGACAAGAAGAACAAGTGTGTATAACCAAATACAACACAATACAACCAATTTCGTCAAGCACCGAATATGGTATAAGAGCCATATATTATATGCTATAATAGATGGATACAACTCTTGAATAACACCTTTTAAGCAGTGAATGAAGAGCGTCTGAAGATAGCGAGACTGCCGAGCAGTGGACTATCAATAATCAGGGAATGACCTGATAAAGAGAAGGGTAATAAAACAAGACATCAGACAAGTAAACAGCAATAACACCAAGAGATATGTAATCTTGCTCTTCCTTGGCATCTTGATCAGAGTGTAATTATATACAATGTATATACAAAGACTAGCACAGTAGCGAGATCATAGACATAGACTAAGTTCCTCTACACACACAATCTCATAAAGTATCATCCAGCGTCGCACAATATACATTGTTGGTAATGTGTAAATGAAAAATAACCAATATATTGAATGTTTTTTGAGTAATTGATACGGGGGGAGGGTAGACGAGTGAGAAAGTTATTAGAATACTATAATATAGCCCCTTCCCACATTCTAAAAATACGACTTTACTACACAATGAAAAATCAATTAAGTCAATAAATAAAAGGTTAAGGTATTAATAAATATTTGGTGTGGGGTCTCGGGGTATAATTAAAAGATTGTGGCAAATTATAAATCAGCTTGGGTAAAGTTAGGTGAGGAACTATTGGCGGGAAAGAAGATTGATAGAATAACCCTCAAAGGAAAGGAATTTAGATTCTCTTATACGGAGGATGAGTTTAAGGCTATCGCTCTTAAGAATAATTGGGATACTGATAGGGCGGAGGAATATTCAAAGAAGTTTAAGACGGTTCAGGGGGATTTCATTTGTGATTTTAAGAGTGATTTCTGTTTGAACTCCGGGGGGTATGGTGCGGGTAAATCATTGGCGCTTTATATAAAGTTAATTCTCTTCTGTAAGTGTTTCCCTGGTAATAGGGTTCTTCTTGGAAGAAAGACGTTGAGTGATATTGATAGGGCGGTGTTGCCGGAACTCTTTGATTTAATTCCAACCTCCTGGTATGAGCATAGGGTGAAGGACGGTTTGATTAACTTCTCTAATGGGAGTCAGATTATTCTCTTTGGATTGGATGCTATGCAGTCAGGAAATATTGCGGATATTAAGAAGGCTCAACAGAAATTAAAATCACTTAACCTCGGAGCTTATTTTATAGACCAATTGGAGGAGGTTGAGTATGAGGTTTTTGAGGTATTGAATTCTCGTCTTAGAAGGAATGATGTTCCAGTAAGACAGGGTAATATGGACTGTAATCCGGCTAACTTCTGGGCTTATCATTTCTTTAAACATAAACAGAAACGTAATGATGATGGTAAGTGGGTTGATGATCCGGGAAGCACCTCAGCTCTTTATGAATCTTCTATGTTATATAACCCCAATCTCCCTGGGGACTACATAAGAAAGCAGTTGTCAATGGGTAGTGATTATGTCAGGAGATTTGTTCTCGGTGAATGGACTACTGATGTTCTCTTAAAAGGAACTGTATTTGCTAGGGAGCATATTCAATTCCTTGAGACCATGAGGAAAACTCCAATTAAGATTGAAGAGGGATGCGAGATTTATGAGGATGTAAGGGATGGTGTTTACCAAATGGGTGTAGATCCATCAGAAGGAATTGTAGACCCATCTTCTATTTCGGTTATAGATCAACAGGGAAGAAAAGTAGCCAAGTTTAATGGGAAGGTTCCCATAATCGCTTTGGCTGATAAGGTGAAATTTCTATATTACAAGTATCGCAAACCACTCATCATACCAGAATCTAATTCAGCCGGTGCCGCTTTAATCAGAGAGATAAGAGACCTCAATGTTTACAAACGAAAGAAGACAGAATATAAATACGATAAAGAAACTGAGGTTCTGGGATTCAGGATGTCTTGGGATTCCAAACAACAGTTAATCTCCAACTTTGCCAGACTTCTAAGGGAAAAAAGGGTGAGGATATTCGATGCCAATACCATAGAAGAAATGAAGTCTTTCATGTGGAGTAATGAAGCTACTATGCAGGGGGCGGGTGCTGCCAAGGGATTTCACGATGACGATATTATCTCTACTCTTCTTGCGTATTGGTCCTTTTCTCCTGAGAAAATAGAACAAATCAGGGCGAATAAGAGTGTTCCACATTTTGCCAAGAGATTTCAATATTTCTGATAGTGATATAATCAATTCATGCCTAAAGGATATAGAAAAGATGGAACACCATTTGGATTTAAGGTGGGTAATCAAACTGGTAAATTGCTCAAGAATAGAAAAAAATCCCAAGTCCATAAAGACAGGATTAGAAAAGCCCTATTGGGTAACAAGAATGGATTGGGAAATAAGAACGCCCTGGGAAAACATTGGAGGCGACCACAGACGGCTAATGATAAGGTTCGAGGTGAAAAACATTATTTCTGGAAAGGCGGGATTACTCCAAAAAATGAAAGGATTCGTAAATCTTTGGAATACAAACTCTGGCGAACCGCTGTTTTTGAGAGAGATAAACACACCTGTATTTGGTGTGGAAATAACCAGGGAGGAAATCTTGAAGCCGACCATATAAAGAAGTTTTCGGATTTCCCCGAACTCCGCTTCGCAATAGATAATGGACGAACATTATGTAAACCATGCCATAGAAAAACGGATACTTGGGGAAGAAGAAATCCCAAGTATAATTAAGTGTTATAATATATATTATGAAACATGTAATGCATAAGATGCCTAATGGTAAAATGATGAGTGATAAAAAGATGAAGAAAATGGGAAA